GACAGCGCGCGCACGGTAACCTTGCTGGGAGTTAACGGTCGGGAACCCAGTGATCTGCTCAGCCTTCTTCGAGAAGCATATTATACGACTGTCAAGGCTGTACAACGGCTCTTTCAGGAACATCTGCTTCATTTGGCCGCCTGTGCGACCTGACTGCTGGACGAACTTGACGGTGCTGCACCTGAAATTCGTGGTTTTGTAGCCAGATTTCGCTGGCCACCGTTGATGAATCCAAGCCATGACGTCTAGGGGCACGGCTCTACTGATGGTGATGCGGGGAAGTTCAGAAGAGCAAGCAGCGGCGAGGGGGGTCATGCGGCTGGCAACATTCCCGACGTAATCGCTGTTGTTGAAAGCTGTCTGCTCGCTGTCGCCGACCAGCAATGCGCGTTTGCAATGAGTAAGGATGTAGCAGAGCTCGATGATCCCCATTTTGTAGCTCTCGTCAATGATGACGGCTTTGCCCTTGATGTGCGGGATAGCAGATGTAGTGGTCTTGGAGGGTATACAGTCCTCAGTGTACTCATCCTTAAGGGCTGAGGTGGGGCACACAACTAAATCCCAGCCGCCTTTAGCGAAGATACGCTTCATCAGGTGCGTTTTCCCGCATCCTGGGATACCGTTGATGGCGGTAACTTTATCGCGTATGTGGCGCGAAAGGAGGCTGCTCTGATGCTGACCCGTCGACTTTAGCGCTGTCAACTCAGCCTGAATGTGTGAGATGGCCGCCTGGTTGACCTTTTGGTACACTCCTGTAGCGCCGGCTTTGAGCGTAGAGAGCAGGATTTGTAGCTCATCTGATGGGTTGAACGCTCCGAAATCGAGATCGGTGGCTTCGGGGGAAGTCTCTGGGACGACGTAGGGGATTCCGCGAAGCTCTTGCGCGTAATAGAGCTGTCCATGGTAAGCGGGATGGGTGAGTGGGTTGCTTAGCCCAACAAATACCCTGTAACCAGCCGCCTTGACGTACTCATAGAGAGGGTGTTCCATGGCGTTGTTTGTGTAGGCCCAGAGACGGATAGCTTGGAGCTCCGTAATTGCTATATCGGAGTTTAGAGATTGGGCCCACTCCTTAAGAACATCATCACTCACAGCAGGCGTGTCCCATTCGAGCGCATGGAAAACGCGGGACCAATCATGTTTTGGCAAAGTGGTTGGCCCGTCAGATCGGAATTTAGCGTTCCACGCAACCTCGTCGAAGGCAGGCAGTTTAGAGGTGCTGTGGTCGGTGGTGTCATAATCTATATCGGTCTGAGTGGACCGGCGCGAGATCGAACGTGACTCGGCGGGGGCTTCGACACGTGGCGCTGCCGGCAATGGCGCGCGCGGCTCCACGGAGGTACTGGGTGCTGGCTCGGGTAGCTCCTTGATTTCAGCTTGTTGAGTGATGGCAGGTCTTTGGCGGCGAGCAACCATGCACCTGGCGAACCATCTCTTGATGAGAGTGGCGGCTAGGTAGCGTCTTGTGTTGCACATCTTGCTCAAGTATATCTGCCAAC